GTCAAGCTCCCGAAAATGAAAGAGTCCAAGTTCTTTATGTCCGACCAGTTCCATCAGGAGGAGGAGGCGGGAGGACAGTACAATATTTCCCCATTCTACAATTCAAAATACCCCGAAGTGAAACCTAATCCATCGTTTGACCTCGTACGTCTGGCGACCTCTATGTTCTGGGACTGTTTCCCGAGCGGCCCTGACGACTCGTACTCTTCCAATCCTATTTTCAGGATGTTCATGTCGTGGCTCACACTTCCTGACGGAAAGTCGATTCTATTCAAGGACCTCGAGAACGGAGATTTCTCAGAGCGGTATCGCGGCTTCCAGCTGTACAAGGCTATTGCACGATACTGTAGGGATACGGCGGTTCCTCGGAAACAGATAGAGAAGTTTGGTACTCCCTATCTCTTTGAGGGTAAACCACCCACCGGTGAGTCAATCTTGTTTATTGAACCTTAAATTCAGGCCGACGGGGTGGTGTCCGACGGCGGCGCGGCGGCCTTCTTCTTCTTCTCGAGTGTCTTGTCGACTCCCTCGCGGCCCAGGTAGGACTCGGCGATGTGGCGAGTGAAGTGGAGGACCAGGGCGAAGAGGGCGGCGTGGACGGCGAGCGTCACCGTCTTGGATCCACCCGGAGGCAGGCGGACGAGCACGCCGGGTACCAGGGCGTAAAACAGGGCGGCAGTGAACGCGAGCATGAGCCAGTTCATTCTATTGGTTTATATTCTACAAAGAAGTAGTTTTAATACTACGTTTCTCTCGTAGCTTTCGTAGGATTTCGTCTTTATTCTGGTAATACCGTTCCCTGTTCTTTTGGTCTCGGGCCTCCTTATTTTTCAAATAATCCTCCTGCTTTTTCTTTTTAAGTTCCTCTTTATGTGCTTCTCTCCATTCTTTCGTATATTTTTTTTGGTACTCTTTTCGGTCTTCGGTTATCACACGAACGTATGTTTTAAAATACTCGGCTCGTTTTTCTTCCCGTTGTTCTGGAGTCGCATGTGAAAGAATTGTATTGAGGCACTGTGCATCATTTCTAGAATTAGCTATATATTCACTTTCGCGTTTATTAAGTTCTTTCTTATCTGAACATGGGTAATTCTCTACCAATTCAATAGTTACTTTATCCCATCCTATCGTGTTTATATGAGTATATACACGATAAGGTTGTGTTTTGGAAGCAAGTTTATGCCCATATAATCTTGTCCGCAAGGATGCTATTGTGGATCCGTAATAATAATGCCCGTCTTCGCACGACAGTTTGTATATCTTGCCTTCGTCATATCCCATTTTATATTAAGGTGTAGTTTTTTGTAAATGGCTTTCCTACGAACTAAAATGAAGGTTTCCCAACGAACATGTCCTGAACGGCAGACGACGCTGTTGCGACGGTGGATGTAACCACTGTCTCAACATCTCCGCCGACCGCGTACAGCAGTCCACCCGCGCCCGCACCCGACAGCAGCCCGATCTTGGCGGCGTCCATCCACTCGACCTGCTTCTTCTTGGTATACCGCTCCACAATGTACACCAAGACTCCAGCCACCGCGACGACAACAATCATAATCAGTAGATTGGTGTCGAGCATTCTCTATCTATTTGATACTTTCAAGTGGGTTTGTTTACAACTTTAGAACGAGCCCCTCTCCCTCTTCGGGGACTAGGTTGACCGCATCCGCATCCTCCTCATCCTTCTTCTTCTCCTCGTCATCGTCCACTGCACCAAGATCTAGCTCAAGAGTTTCGTCCGAAAGCTTGAGCGTCGGGTGCTCGTCGTCCGTCTCCTCATCCAGATCCTCGCCATCGCTCTCCTCCTCCTCAAACGCAACCTTCCTCTCTGGCTCAGCAGGGGGCGCGGGCGGGGGCGCAGGTGCAGGCGCAGCGTCTCCCTCCAACTCAATGCGCGTCTCCGTCGGCTGGATGGACGATGCCGACGGCGGCAGGGGCTCCTGCACGGAAAAGTAGGTATTGACAATCGACTGCCACGGCAGGAACGAGTCGAGGACTGTATCGAAGGCCGAATCGAGGATCTCGTCAATCTGCTTACGATTGCGCGCCTGCTGCTCCGTCGGGACACCGATGGTGCGGAACAGGTAAGCGTGCTCCCATGACCGGCGGGCGACCTCCTTGTAATACTCGTGCAGGAAGCGGGGCAGAGGCGGGCGCTCGAACTCAACCTCGACACTATCCTGGGTCGAACGGTACTGAACCGCCGCAAACGCACGGAGATACGAGAGGAGGACACCGGTGAGCAGCTCCTCGAGATACGAACACTTCGACGCTGCTACAATACGCTTGACCTCTGCCTGCAGAACCTCGTCCGTCCATACGGGAATGCGGGTAAGGAGATTCTGGAAGGTCTTGAGAACTTGGTCGATCTGGTCGTTCTTCTCACAGATGGTCTTGGCGTTCTCGTAGACGCTCCAGATCCCGTCAGAGACGTGGGGAAGAACCATCATCGAAAAACGGTTGCGAATATGGCGCTTGGCGAACTGTGCTTCGTCCTTGAGCGACATTTGTATTCTCAATCCAGATGTTTACAGATACAATGAACGCCAATGTTCGGGCATCGCCATATTGAAGTCGGTGAGCAGCGTCTCTACCTGCTTCTTATCCAACTTCATCGGGAACGATACGGGAATGTAGAACTTATAAGCCTTCGCTGCCGCCTCATCGGAGATGCGAATGAGGTTCACGCGGGATACGACAGATTCCACCACGCGAATGAGATTGCGCATACCCTCTTCGCCGTCCGAATACTCCTTAATGATGTACTCCGCCGCCTCTTCGGTTGCCGACAGGTCTCCGGTCGCAATCCCAGCATGCTTCAGGATATCGGGCCAGATATAGTTCGCGACAATGACCTTCTTCTCGGACTCCTTGTACCCCGGAACCGTAATCACCCGCATACGGTCCTTGAGTACCGGGTGAACCTTCGACTCGTCGTTGAAGGAGAAGACGAACAGGCACTGGGACAGATCGAAATCAATGCCTGCAAAGTAGCGGTCGTGATACTGCGAGTTCTGGGACCGATCCGTGAGATGAATCAGCATGGACGTAATCTCTTCGCCATGCGGGGTTCCCGAAACCTTGTCCAGCTCGTCAAAGTAGAGAACAGGGTTCATGCATCCAGCCTGAATAATGGAGTCAACGATGCGGCCCCACATAGATCCCTCGTACGTATACGAATGGCCGACATAATGCGCCACATCCGATGCACCGCCCAACGAGAAGAACATGAACGGACGCTGGAGAACGCCGGCAATTCCGTTGCGGGCGAACGAGGTCTTACCAACACCCGCCGACCCGCGCATGGCAATCACATTACCGACCGAGTCGGGGTTGGAAATCCACTGGGCCAGAACCTGCATGATCTGGGTCTTGGCAGACGTCATGCCGTACGTCGCCTTCTCCATCTTCGAGCGTGCCTCATTCAGGAACGTCGAACACTTGTCGGGACCGTCCTTGATGGTGACAGGCAGGGAAATCTGCTTGCCGAACGGGACTCGTAGAATACCATCTACCCAATTGCGAAGCTTCTGAGCCTCGCCGCTATCAGAACCCATACGGGTCATCGTATCAATTTTACGGATAATCTCACTTTGGATCTTGGGCGTAGTATTCATCTCAAGAACCCTGAACTTATACGGAATATCGGAATCGTTAATGAGTTTGGAAATTGTCGTCATCTTCTTGGTAACATCCTTGCGCCGCGTCTTGGTGAGATCTTCAAAGTATTCCCGCTCCTTGCGCGAGAGCTTCAGGGGAATATCCGCCTCTTCTTTCTTTGCCTTCTTGTTTCCCCGTTCCTCTTCGTCTCCCTGAATAATGAGAACGGGCTGACGACCGGGACCGCCGGGTCCAAGACGACGACCAAGAACGTGCTGGAGAAAGGATAGGGGGATACCGTCATCATCATCTTCCTCCTCCTCTCCCTCTTCATCGAACCCGTCTCCGTCCTCGTCATCATCCTCATCGTCGTCATCCTCGTCCTCGTCATAATCCTCCTCATCATCCTCATCTACACGCGCATGGAGATGGATCTTGACGGATACAGGCATTCCAGACGGAACCGTGATTCCGTGAACTGAACGCGACGGCTCCTCCTCCTTCACCTTCACCTTCTCCTTCTCCTTCTTTTCGACAGGCACGCGCGCGACGTCCTCTTTCTCCTCGCCGTTATACGACGAATCATCCTCAGACTTGTAGTCGTCAAACAGGGTATCGTCGTCAACCCAACGCACGCTCTCTTCCTTGTTGGACTTCTTATCGTTGCTGCGGAGATTGTACTTCTTGTTCTTTGGAGATTTCTTGTTATTATCAGACGACGGGGGCGGCGCCGCCTCTCCGCTCTTGGTTCTACGACGCTGGGTCAGACGCTTAGTATCCGACATCTTACTTCTTGGTAGTAAAAAAGAAAGTTAAGTTCTAATCCATTTTGTCCGATATAGTATAATGGACAAGGATCTGGTCGAAGAGGCCGAGAATCGTATACATTACGACGACGCACACAACCCCCGAATCCAAAAAATCATTCAGATAGTTCGCGACTTCATTGAGAAGCGGCGCGTTCTATGTTACGGGGGAACTGCGATCAACAATCTTCTGCCAAAAGAAGACCAGTTCTATGATCCGAACTTCGATGTTCCCGACTACGATTTCTACAGCGAACAGCCGCAGGTTCACGCGATGGAGTTGGCGGATATCTTTTACGCTCGGGGATTCCAGAACATTGAAGTCAAGCCCGGCGCGCACTTGATGACGTTCAAGGTATTTGTCGAGTTTACCGGCATTGCCGATATTACGTACCTTGACCCCGCGATCTTCAAACGTCTATGGAAAGAGGATGTTGTCAAGGAGAAGATTCATTACGTGTCCCCCAACTTTCTTCGAATGTCAATGTACCTCGAACTCTCCCGTCCACGCGGGGAAGTGTCCCGGTGGCAGAAAGTGTACGGCCGCCTAATGCGTCTGAACAAACACTATCCGGTCGGATGCGGCGAACATACAAAGAAGGAGGTCACAACCATTACGGAAGGTGAGCGGCAGAGCGTTGAACGTATTCTTCAGACGAAGCCAGTCATTCTACTTGGTCTTCATGCCGCCAATCTTCATTCACACAAGGTCTCGAACGTCTGGGAAGTTCCTATCGATATTTTAGCAACTCCCGAAATCTACGATTCTACGGTAAAGGCGTTCACGGAAGCGTTTGCGTCACATCAGGCAAGTCCTCACGCCCATCCCGCCTACGCCGAATTGCTTCCGGAACATACGGATATCGAGGGAAAGAACGGGTTCATCTACTGCCGCATTTTCAAGACCACCGCATGCAGTAGCTTTCACCAGCTGCGCAGTGGAATGAAGGTTGCGTCAATTCCCACGCTTCTCCAATTCTTCTTTGCGTTCGTCTACGCCGACGCCCATTTCATCGAAGGATACGACCAGAATCGTATTATTTGTATTTGCCAACGTTTGATGGACTTGGCGGCGTCCACGAAACGGCGGTATAAACTCCTGACCCCTCTCGACTGTTTGGGACATCAGGAAACGCTGACGGAAATAAAGAGTCATACCAGCGAACTGCGCGAATCTACTCCGAAAAAGTCGGACGAGTTTCTAAAGCTGTTTTTCACGTACAAGCCAGGTCAGTTGAATAAGACGCAGAAAGCGAAGGTTCGTGACACGCTCAAGAAGACCATGAAGACTCTGCCCGTCAAGAATGATTTAGTAACGGATAAGACTGAGTGAAGCTCGTAAAGTACTGTACGGTGCGTACGATAAGTTCACACAAGGGGTGCATGACCCCATGTATCCAGCACGAGGAGTTAAAGCATTGGATGGACCCACTGACATCGGCGTATACCCCATCGCCAGAAGATCGCTCTGGGGGATTCCTCCGATTGGGTCAATATTCTTTCCGAGAGTTGCGGAGCCCACCGTGTAATTCCGCTTGATTCCCTCGCGCTTAAGCATTGCTGTCACATCTGACGCATCCCTTAGCTGATTCACAAAGTTCGCGTTTGAGTCCTTTCCGGTTCCGTACGCAATAGGACACGTCGACATCTTATCTTTATTGATTCATAAGAATAAAGATAAGATAGGATGAAACAAAACGCTTATCTCATTCTTAGTTTTGTCGCACTTGCCATTGTTCTTTTAATTCTGCTTTCTCAGTCTGGACGCGAAGGGTACAAGACTGGACGCACACCTCCGCTTGATCCAAACGTCAGTATGAAACAGGTGAATGCGGGCGTTTCGAAACTGGGACGTAACGGGTATATTCAGAACATGAGTGGTCGCATTGGCGCTCTCGAGCAGAAGTATCCAGACGTATCGGAGGAGGAGGAGTAGGATTAATCCAAGTGTATAGATAATATACCAATATGAAGGCGCAGCAGTACCTTCCAATTGTATTTATAGGTCTTGCCATTGCAGTGTTGATTGTAATTACCAATCAACAGCGCGAAGGGTTTGGATTTGGACCGAAGGGACCGATTGATCCGTGTGCGCTCCAGTTATCTGGACTGAACCAGCGCGTGACAAATCTCGAGAATCGTGCCAATGACGCCCAAGATAATACAAATACGGGAATTGCTGAGATTCAAATGGTCACGAAGTCGTAACAAACCGTATGATTTCCTTTTCGATCTCATCGGTGTATTGAATAGGGTTGTCGAAGTGGCTGGTGTTAAGAATCATTCTCTCAAGCGAATGTATACGCGAGGAAGTTCCAAACATCAACGGCCAACTGTTATCGGTATTTGAAATAACGAACATTTTTGCGGACTT